TGAACTAGATGTCGAGAAGCTGAAAGAAATGCAAAAACGCGGCCGCAATTTTGAAGATAATAATCAGATATATATCGAACATACCAACCAATCATTACCTTCTAAGGTACCACGATAGACTCTACGGCATATATAATAGCGTATGCCCGCCGCAGCTTCCAGTTCTCGAAGCGGTAACAGACCGCGCCCCATCTTGCGCGCCAGCAATATTATTGCTCACAACACCTCAACAAAGCAATAAAATTACCGTCGATTTTGGTAGACAAATGCCCTAAGCTATGTTAGGATCATAATATGATGAAACAGAAATCCAAAAATCAATTCAATTGCCTTACTGCTCTCCTTGAGGGCACGGTATTTCTATTATTCCTTTTCACGATGATTGGAGTATTGATTATGCTTGATGGTATTATCAATTAGCGCAACAATGTTGCTTATTGCGAATCAACAACGCAATAATATTATCGTCGATTTTGGTAGACAAATGCCCTAAGATATGGTAGGATGATAATATGATGAAAAGGACGTTGTGTTCTTTTCGGACAGAACCTAAGAGGAATCTAAGATAATGAGTGTAGTTAAGACTGTGAAGAGCACCAGGGTAAGTAAGCGGAGCGTCATCATCGATATCATGACCAAGAACGCCACGAAATCCATGCAGGATGTGGTCAAGCTTATTGTGAGTTCCACCGCGTTCGTGCATCATGCACGACCGGAAGAGGAAGCGCGATACTATTATGGTAAGTTCGTTCGGACGGGCGTTGCGCCCGGTACGATTGTCCGCGCGCCCAGAAAGGTGAAGAACCTGGCCAGTAAGCCAGTCAAGTCGAAGCCGGCAGCTGCCGCGGTGAAGCCCGTGGTGAAGCCGACTGATGCGGCAGTGCCCGTGGTGAAGCCCGTGCCTCTGGCGCCTTCGATTCCCAGTGATGATCTTACCATCCCTGACTTTCTGAATCGAATGAAGACTTCTTCGGCTGTGCCCGGGTAGCGAACAGATGGACAGAAATCTTGAACTTTTTCAACTTAATCCTCGAGACTTCGCGCTTGAGCTGGTTGACTCGAACGTGATCGATCCCACGGAGCTGCTCACGGCGGCTCTTAAATGGATGAGCGATGACGAGGTGCGCGACATGCTGGCTGCCAACGGCTTGATGCCGCGGTATGACGGTGCCCATGATGAAGAGCAGGCGAACCACGATGGGTATTACACCACGTGATTCACTGCCGATAAAGTATCAAGTTACCTCAGTCGATTGTCATGAAGCAGTCATAATGTTTGACCCGATGACAATCGACTTTTTTTATTTCACGCAAGAGAACCAAAATGACATCTTTTCAACCCGGCGAAATTTTGTCGGTCAAGTGCAAAAATTCTATTTTTCCTATGAGGAATGCCTATTTCACGTTCGTTCCTGAATTCGAAACTTTCACGGGAGAGTATATGACTTCACCCGCATGGCAAAAAAATCAGGCTATCAATCTTGCTACAGGCGATGAGTTTTTCCCGATGCGTACATTGGCGATGACGGATATAGTTGAAATTAAGCGAGGGTCTGAGATTGTTCCTGTTCCACTGCCAATGACATCCGATCATCCGGTTAAAAGTTGGACGATCAACGGCTCCAAGAATCAGGTCTATACAATTACTGAAAAGAATGGCCAACGGACATGCACTTGCCTCGGGTTTAATTATCGACAGACATGTAAGCACATTGGCGCTCGGCCAATTCAATAATCAGCTAGCTTCAAGTGCCCGTAGCTCAGCCGAATAGAGCAACCGCCTTCTAAGCGGTAGGTCGCTGGTTTGAGTCCAGCCGGGTACGCCAGCAATATTATTGCTCACAACACCTCAACAACGCAATAATATTACCATCGATTTTGATAGACAAATACGCCAACATGCGCTATAATGATAATATGATGAAGAATACAAAGACTCATGATTTCCAAGATGGCGCTGGTCCAGTGCCAGCTCATAAGCACTCTAACGGCAGCGGCTGGGTAGCTGATAGCGCCCGTGTAGCAGCCAGTGCCTTCGTCGGCCCGAAGGCTAAAGTCTATGGCAACGCTGCGGTCTCTGACAACGCTGCGGTCTCTGACAACGCTGAGGTCTTTGGCAACGCTGAGGTCTTTGGCAACGCTAGAGTCTCTGGCAACGCTGAGGTCGCGGGCTGCGCTAAGGTCTTTGACGCCGCTGAGGTCCACGACAACGCTTGGGTCCATGAAAACGCTAAGGTCTCTGGAAACGCTGTGATCGATGGCAACGCTTGGATCTCTGGCAACGCTGTGGTCTCTGGCAACGCTCTGGTCTATGGCAACGCTAGAGTCTCTGGCAACGCTGAGGTCTATGGCAACGCTGAGGTCTATGGCAAAGCTAGAGTCTCTGGCAACGCTGAGGTCTATGGCAACGCTGAGGTCTATGGCAACGCTAGGGTCTTTAACACCACTGAGGTCTTTGGCACCGCTGAGGTCTCTGGCAACGCTGTGATCTATGGCAACGCTAGAGTCTCTGGTAACTCTGTGGTCTCTGGCAACGCTTGGGTTTTTGACACCGCCTGGGTCTCTCGCAACGCTGGAGTCTCTGGCACCGCTTCGGTCTATGGCAACGCTTGGATCTATGGCAACGCTAGAGTCTCTGGCAAAGCCGTGATCTATGGCAACGCTAGAGTCTCTGGTAACTCTGTGGTCTCTGGCAACACCACGATAAACTAACAGCACAATACTACTAATTATTTTAATATCAATCAAACCATAGGATAACACAATGACTACTAAGCACACCAACAATAAAATTTTGGCGTTTAAGAAATTTGTAACCGCGGGAATACGACAAGCTTCTATCAGGCGCGTCAAATATTCGCGGATCGATAAGGCAAGAAATATGTTTCTGTATCATGTCGGCAATCTGGCGCTCGACCGATCAAAAAATCCCGAATCCAAAAATTCGAATTGGGCCGAAGTCAATGCGCTGGCTGAATATGCATTGGAGCAATATATGAATGGCGCAATTGAACTAATTCAGAAGAAGAGTTCCGATGAATCGAGCACACAGTATTTCGCTGTTCAGCGACAATTCATAGTTAAGCAAAAGTTTGTCGGATGTTATAGGCCTAATCGCGCATGATCATAGGTATCTGCGGCGCTATTGGATCTGGTAAAGATACAGTAGCTCAATACATATGCGACAGTAGAGGATTCGTTAGAGTATCGATGGCGGCTGCACTTAAAGATGCAGTCGCTATCATATTTGGATGGGATCGAGATATGTTAGAAGGAATAACGCAAGATCATCGCGTGCGGCGTGAGGAGGTCGATTCCTTCTGGGCTGAACGATTAGGGCGCTCAGATTTTTCACCGCGCAAGGCCCTACAGATATTAGGAACCGAGCTATTTAGAAATAACTTTCATTCAGAAACTTGGGTGATTGCAGCCGAGCGAAAAATTATGCAGTCTAAAAATGTCGTTATTTCGGACATCAGATTCCCTAATGAAATTGAAATGATTAGACGCCGCAATGGCCAGATATGGCATGTTCGAAGAGGTGAGGATCCAATATGGTGGCAATGTGCAAAGGATCATATTACTGGTACCGATTCTATGTCTATGTATGTGAACTATCCTAATGTTCATAATTCAGAATGGGCTTGGGCCAATACAGACTTCGATATTGTGATTGAAAACAACGACACACTCGCTGCTTTATACAATAAAGTCGAATTTATTCTACATGATATCAATCAGAGGATTGAAATATGAGCGATGTTGACAACAAGACTCGAATGGGTCAGATTGGCGAAACTATATTCGCCAATTTCTGCTTGGCAAACGGGTATAAAATTGAAATGTCGATTGACCCATATGATTCGAAAAAAGATATGATAGTTGATGGCCTGACTACAGAAGTCAAGACCCAAGTGCCATATGTCCATAGGAATGCATTCACCTTCAAGCCCAATCAACTCAAAAAGTGCTTGACTGTAGAACGGCTTATTTTCGTATCTGTTCCCAATCATAAGACTTTCCATCACAGTGCGGGTAAGATATATGAAATCAATCCTAAGAAGATGCGATACTATTCATATACCGCCAAAGACGGTCGAAATATGATTGCAGTTCCTATTGATCAGTCTGATATGACGGAACTCTTTACAATGTCGAAAGAACATGCTGAACTACTTCAAAAATATTCCTCAAGCACGTGGAATTAATATATGATCACACTACATAATACAGTCAACTTGATTCTAGAATCAGTAAACACTAAATAAATTATGTTCTAGGAGATTTTATGCCCACATATACGATTAAAGATAACGACACTGAACATCTAGAGGAAGTTAGTATGACTTACTCTGATCTGGAACAATTTCTCAAACGTAACCCAAATAAAACTCATGTTCTATCTGCTCCGCGTATCGTGAGTGGCGTAGCCGGGCAACGAAAGCCCGACGAAGGCTTTAGGGATATCTTGAGAAATATTAAGAAAACAAATAGACGGAGTACAATGAATATACTTTAGTAGGAGAAGCGATGTACACTAATTCACTTCAATGCGCCGAGTCTAGTGACATATATCTTACACGACGGGAAAAGAAGTTACAGAAAAGAATAAAAAAGACACAACACAACGTCGAGGCTAGAAATCAGCTTACTAAAGTGACCTTGAAGCGAATAGTACCCATCACACATAATCAATCGCGAACATTCGAATCGTTCGCAAATGATAGAAACATTCTTCTACATGGTTCGGCAGGAACAGGCAAGACATTTCTTGCTTTGTATTTGGCCTTAAATTCAGTTATCATGGGAACATCACCAAAACCAATCGTAATTCTTCGAAGTGTCGTACCCTCTCGCGACATGGGGTTTCTGCCCGGCAAAGTCGAGGAGAAGATTGTGGTATATGAAGCTCCGTATGTTGGACTATGCAGTGAGCTAACAGGGCGTGCTACAGCATACGAGTACTTCAGAAAAAATCATTATATTGAATTCAGCACCACCTCGTTTCTTCGAGGCATTACATTTCGCGACAATATAATTATTATCGATGAAGCCCAGAATTGTAGCGGGCATGAATTGAATACCATCATGACCAGAATCGGTGAAGGCTGCCGCGTAATCATATGTGCAGACTTCACGCAGACCGATCTGACCAAGTCGAAGGACAAGCTGGGCTTTCGAAAATTTATGCAGATTATCAAGGCCATGAATAGCTTTGATCATATTGAATTCACTCACGACGATATCGTCCGAAGTGCGCTAGTGAAAGACTATATTATTACTAAAGACAGGATGAACATAGATTTATGAGATTTACACATGAGATTATATCATTCGAGGAACTGACCGCAATTTCTACATCCTCGGGAAGACTATATGAAACTCCTCGAGGATCGTATCCTTCTATCACGACGATACTCGGTAAGCAGCCCGACAAACAGAAGAGTCTACAAAAGTGGCGTGATCGAATTGGCCATGAGAAGGCTGATCGAATTGCCAATGCCGCAGCACGCCGCGGCACGAACATTCATGAGCATTTGGAATCGTATCTCATGACTGAGAAGGTGCCGCTCAATGAAATGCCAACTACCATGGCTATGTTCTCGCAGATGAAACAGGTTATAGACAAGAATCTGGAAATCATCAATGCATCTGAAGCTCCCATGTATTCCGATACTCTTCGTGTTGCTGGGCGATGCGATCTAATTGGTATATGGAAAGGCGAACGCGCCATCATAGACTTCAAGACTTCTTCTCGCGAGAAGCAGCGCAAATATATCACGGATTATTTTTTACAGTGCGCGGCTTATAGTATGATGTTCGAAGAAAGAACACAGCTGCCCTGTAAAAATATTGTCATCATCATTGGATGCGATGAAACGACAATGGCTCAAGTATTTGAAGCCAAACGAGATGACTATGTTGATGATGTCAAACAAATTATAAACGACTATTATGCACAAAAAGCTTGCTAATAAATGACAATTAGTCTATACTAAATAAAGATATTCGATGAAGCTATTCATGAGTATTCAGGACTCGGGGGCAGTACCCGACACTTCCACCAATGGGAGTGAAATAGGATCGACTGGTGCTAAAGAATAGTGGAGAATCGGCAACGCGGAAGCCGGATAGTTAAAGAAGCAATCGTAAGAGCCAACGATAATGTCTCATTTGAGGAATATCGCCTAGCGGCGTAACCTCATTGGGTTTCGGCCGGTTTCCTAGAAACAGAATAACCGTCCACCCCGAAACAACAAGGATCTAATGATATGCGAATTATCATAGTATGTGTAATTGCGTCAATTCTGATGTTGACTACTGCCATCAGCGCGTATGCACAGACACAAATTATTCACGCTAATATTAGGCGCGGTACCGATCTTCATAAGATCATTGTCGAAAAATCTCAACGCTATAATGTTGCAAGTAATCTGGCACTCGCAGTAATATCACAGGAATCTTCTGGAAAATGTTCTGTCACATCATATTCTGGTGCTATCGGACTTATGCAAATCAAATACACTACGGCCAGAGATATTGGATATAAAGGAACACCCGGAGGACTATATGATTGTCGAACCAATTTACGATATGGCCTGAAATATTTAGCTATGGCGTCAGAAAAAGCGAATGGTGAAATTTGTCTGACATTACATTATTATTTTGCGGGTCTATATGCAGGTAATGTAATTACTGCATCTTCAGTTGCATATTGCAAATCAGTTATGAAGTATTACGTAGTAGATGATATTTCATTTATGATACATTAATGGTTGACAAGCTAGCGAATAAAGTGTATACTGTATTAGTTAAACATGATTATCACGCATTTCGGATGCGTGAAATTACTCAAATTAAATGAGGTGAACGTGATTGATTCAGTGGATAATTCCGAGACTTCTACTACCAATTCGACCTTTATGGG